GCTTCGCCAGAATCCATTTTTGGATGCTGAGATGACTCCGCGCTTCGCGGGTGTCAGCTTTGTAGCTTATGGCTACTATCAGCTCGGGTAGATAGAACGATCGAGATATGTTCCTTTCAATCCGACCGTGGGATGCACCGTCAATGCCTGCTGACCGCCATACTATAGCCCGGCCTAAGCGTGATGGTGCATATTATCAGAGATAGTCTCGGCATGGTGTTGGGACAGATCGAAAAGCCCCTTGTGGGTGGGAGATGTTTATGACAGTTGAAGCATCAGTCAATCCAGTGGATGACGTTGTGACTCCAGTGGAGTCTCAAGATGTAGTGTCGCATGAGTCTTACAAGAAGGTTCTTGCCGAGAAGAAAGCTATGCAGGTCAAGCTCGCCGAATTTCAGGCAGCACAAGAGGCCAGAGAGCAAGCTACCCTTGTTGAGCAGAAACGATATGAAGACTTGTGGAAGTCAGAAGAGTCCAAGCGGAAGAAGGCTGAGGAGTTGATTGAGGGTATCAAGCAAGAGAAAGTGAATGAATCAAAGCGCAAAGCCGCCTTGACTGAGTTCGGTCTCAAGCGAGAAGAATTTCTCAAATTTATTGACATTGATGCCATTCCTGTAGACTCTGAAGGTAACATTGATTCCAATGCTGTGAAGGCTATGGCATCTGAGTTCAAGGTGAATTTCCCTGAGCTTGTTGTTGAGCACAAAGCGCCGCCTCCGACCAATCAGGCCCCCTCCAGCATTACTGGTGCGGTTGTGATTGACCCAAAAGACCCCAAGGCTTTGATGGATTTTTTCAAGCAAACGCGCAAGTAAGCGCATAGAAAAGGAGTCATTTTATGACTGCACAGAATTCCACCGTTACCCAGACCGCAGCAGTAGGCGAGAACATTGTTTCCCAGTATGTTCAGGCATACCTCTGGGCACAATCCAAGCTACTCCCCACAATCACAGACCGATCCAGCGAAGCTGTCAAAGGCGTCAAGGCTATTGATGTTGGCCGACGTACAGGCGTTACAGCAGTGACTAAGGTTGCTGGCACTGCCCTAGAGTCTCAGTCCGCAGTATGGACAGCCGACTCTTTAACACTCGACATTCCCAAAGCTTGCTACACCATCATGGAAAATGTAGCGGACCTTCAATCAGTGATTGCGCAAGAGCCCGCAATTCTTGAAGACTTTGCCCGCGCCATCATGGAAGCAATCGAGGAATCCCTCTACACAGGCTTGGCTGCTGTAAGTGCGTCCGCTCCTGATCACAAGATCGCATTTGATACATCCGCAACCTTGGGCCTCGCCGATGTCCTTGAAGCCGTGGGTCTCTTGGACCTTCAGAATGTTCCTGAGTCGGACCGATTCTTGGCGGTCAATCCCAAGCAGCACCGCCAGCTCTTGGCCCTCGGTGACTTCATCGACGCTTCCAAGTATGGTTCCAATATGCCCATCATGAATGGCGAAATTGGCTCCATCTTCGGGTGCCGCGTAATCAAGACAAGCAAAGTTACGTCCGACACCGTTCTTGCATACCACCGCTCTCACGTTGCTTTCGCAATGCAAGGCGGAATGCAGTTGACCCGTGTTCAGTCCGCAGCTCATTGCGGCTGGGAAATTTCCATGCTCGCTCAGTATGGCGTGAAGACGTTCGACTCAGGCAAGCGCGGCGTTCTCATCAACAACTCCGGTTCGTGATTCTAATTAAGCCCCAAAGGGGCCTCACGACCTGCCGGGAGACGGCAGACTAACTCTCGATGGGGGACGCTATGAAAGACCTGAGCACTATGCTGACAGTCCTGCATTACGAGGGCACATTTACTGACATCTCAGAGAAACTCGGTGACTTTGGCGACGGCACGGCTGCTGTTACCTTGACCGCCACTGGGTCTCTCTACCTCGGATACACCAAGCCGTTTACTTCTGCTTATATAAGTCTGGCAACAGCTTCGACTGGAAGCCGGACCCTCCAAGTAGAAGCCTTTGATGGAACCTCGTGGGGATACTGCCGCAAGGTGGATGACACCAATGGGCTGACTCGAAGTGGGAACATCCAATGGACTCCCCCAGCGAGCAATGCGAAGGCCACTGTAGGCGGAAACGAACAATATTGGGTTAGGCTATCGGTTGGGACTGCCACAAGCGCCACAAGCCTTAAAGCAGTTTCTCAGCTATTCTCAGATGACAGAGACTTGTTAGCTCTCAACCCACGAATCCTTGATGCTGACTTTCTGCTGGGGCAAGCCTCCCACGAGTTGCACCATGTGATGTCTCGCGATGAGATTGTGCAAGCGTTCAGGAATAAGGGGCGTCGGGGACGTGATTCCGCGCAGCTGTGGACTACTCTGACATTCTGGGATCTGTATGATGTTCAAGAAGTCAGGTTGGCTGCAGCCCACCTCGCAGCATCTAAAGTATTCATGACTGTAGCCAACTCTGGACAAGCGGACGATCGCTGGTTAGCCAAAGCTCGGTTTCACAAGGGTGAATATGAGAAGGCAATCAAGGTGGCCTATACAAGCTTTGCCGATGATGTGAGCGGGGGTCAGAAGCCTCAGACTTTGGTCGGCGTGAACATCTTAAGGAGAGGTTGAAATGAGCAACATCTCAACTATTTTTGCTGGAGTGAAAGTGGCCGTAGCCGCTTCTGTTGGAATTGATTGCCAGCAGCTAACCCACACGGCAGATCTCGAGAAGAACACCTTCACGGGGTCTGAGAAGCGTTGGGGGTTATTGCCTGCGGCTGCCTCCGAGGTGTTAGGCAACACAAATAATAACACAGTGTCTCAAGGATTCCGGCTGATTCTCACTGATGGGTTCGTCACGAGCGAGTATGGAGACTCCGCAGTGATTGACAAGAGTGTTGAGCTGATAGGAAGACTTGAGGCTGTCTACAAGCATATTATCCTGAACAAGGCAGGGGCACCGAGTGTGGTAAAGTTCGTTGGGAATTTCGCTACTTCTGAGACTCTGATTTGGTGGGAACGCAAGATTCTGGTCGTCGAAGCAACCTTCGATGTCCAATCACAAACAAGGCTCAACTGAGAGCCGACAAAAGGGGAAACGATATGGCTTTTCTTAGTATGAAGACCGCAGTGGTCTATGTTAGCAAAGAAGCAATCGAAGAGGGCGTGGCAGCGACTCCCTCCGCAGATGAGGCAATTGCAGTGTCGGACGGATTCGACATGAACGCCACAAAAGAGCTGATTGAGCGCAACACCCTCTCAGGGTCAATTGCAAGGCGTCTGCCTCGCACGGGTATGAAGTCGGCTACAGTGACCTTCCCAGTGGAAGCACGCGCAAGCCTGACCGCTGGTGCAGCTCCTGAAGCCACCTTGCTGTTTGAGTCTGCTCTCGGTGGAGTACGCAGTCAATCCAACACAACTGTGGTGTCGGGCTATAATGCTGCTACTGTCAGTATCGGAACAAGCGCCAGCAACTTTGCTGTAGGTGATGTTGTGATGCTGAAGGATACCAATGCCGGCCTCTCGGGTTACCACATCAGTGCGGTGTCAGCGGTGGCAATGAATGGCACAAATGAAGACACACTTACCTTAGTGGCTCCGGCGGCTGTAACAAATGGCAGTGCCACCACAATTGAGAAGTTCACTACGTTCTACGGAACGGATAGCGGACATCCCTCGCTTACCATCACTGAATTTCTTGACGATGCCTACAAACGCCAAGCTACTGGATGTAAGGTAGCTTCCTTGTCCATGGAAGGCTTTGACCCCGGTCAGGTTGCCTCATTCAGCTTCGGCTTGAATGGTTGGGACATGACGGAATCGGTAGCAGTCTCTGGGCTCACCGAAACATTCTCGGACGCCCTTCCTCCTCTCATTCTCGATGCCTGCGTCTACAAAGACGGCGTGCGTTTGGAAGTGAGCTCATTCACGTTCAGCGTAGAGAATACCCTCCCGGTAATTCCCAGCACATGCTCGGCAACCGGAAAGATTGGGCAACGCGTAACAGAGCGAGCAACCAGCGGAAGCTTCACAGTTTACGCAGACTCCGCCTCTGCCGCTATCTTCGAGAACTTCGAGGACGGCACGCAGTTCAACCTGTTTGCAAGCATGTATAATCCTACATCCTCCTATGGAGTGAAGAAGGAAGCAATCGGTATCTACCTACCTGTGTGCATCATCACAGAGGCCCCCATGGCGAATGCTGAAGGGCTAATGGTGTATAACGTGAGCTTCAGGTGTGGCCCTGATACCACAGGTTCTGACATTTACATCGGCTTCTGCTGATTCGCTTCCAAACAACCCGGCCTCCACTGTGGGGCCAGTTTCACAAACGGAGAGATTTATGACCATTTCTTTAGTAGGCGTCCCAACGCTATCCACGCCAGAAAAGGCACTGATTGACAACATCCAAGCCGAGATTGATGCTTTTGAGGGCGTGGCTACAACCCACAGCTCCACTGGCGAGGTTCCTGTAACGGGGCTGCTCGACACTGACGGCATCCTTCTTACGCCACAAGCAGCTTGCGAGTTGTTCTACGTTACTGTAGCAGCTGGCAAGTTCACTGTAAAAGCGCAAGATGACAATGCCCCTATCACCAGCGTGAAGTTCGCTTGGCGCAAAGTTTAATAGCCCCCCCCCAGCGTGAGCTCATTTTTGAGCCCATTGGTTTTGTTGAACTTTTTGGAAGCTACCCACGATGCCCCTTCTTAACAGCTGGGGCTTTTTTCGTGGACTTCTCATGCTCCTTCTCCTCCAGCTCGTGCATGAACCTCTGAACAATCCCAATACCCTCCATGACACCCGCCGGCTGATCCATGTAGCCTCCTTCGAATGGCAAGCACCCTTGCTTCATGAGCTGAGCTGCGGCTATGAGAGGGCCTGCTGCTGGGTGGATATATTGGCACGGGCATCGCCGGAACTCAAACCCCTCAGTTTGCCCATGCAAGCGGTCCTCAGAGCACTTCAGGGAAATACGTTGTCTGGCATCAAGCTCTGGGATTCCTCGCTGTATTAGGGCTTGCGTTCGTTTCTGGCAGTTGTTCTTGTCGAATAGCCAGTGAAGGGTAGGTTCGAGTGTCGCCTGAGTGAATAAATCAAGCCCTGACAGTATCAGGGCCAAGTGTAGCCAGTGGATTGATATGGGAAAGATGGGACTTACTTCGCCAGTAGTGTTCTTTTTTTTACTGTAACACCTTCCAGAGGCTGTCCAGTTGTTGGATGCATCACGGCACCTTCTACAGGGAACCCTTGCAACATCTGCATACCGATAAGCATGAGCTTGTCAGCTACCGCGAGGTTCATCATGTCTTCGAGGCAGTCATCAGTGACCTTGCCGTTGCTCGTCTCAATCTGGTATGGGCCGTCCTCAGTCTCAAGACCTTCACAGGCCACCAAGCAGTTGCGGATGACTTCCTGAGTGAACTGGAGCACGGCAAACGGATCTGGGGTGCTTTGGTGCTGCAAGCCTGCCGCGTGCTTTCCAAGGGAAGCTTTGCCAGACACGCTCATGGGTTTGAAAAATAAGGTGAACGTGCCACCTTCGGAACTAAACTCAACTGGGACTACTTTGTTACAACTCTGGATTAACATTTGGGTCTCCCTTAGACTAGGCTTTAGCGCCTATCGGTAATATGCATCATCTTACTTAGCCTGCAGCAGATTCCTGAGCTTGAGCAGTGCTTCCGCCAGCTCGCACTCAATGAGCTTCTTTGGCATTTTAAGCTCCCTCACGAGTTGATGTATCGGTTTGTCGTCCATGATGTGCTCTTCCACGATCTGGCGCTGCAGTGAGCTTATATTGGCGTCCCGTAAGGCAGCACCAACCATGCGAACCATCTCAGACTTCTCCGCTTTCTCCTCGGGGGTGTCACAGTCAGCGACCAAAGTGTCAACCATTCTCTCGGTATTGCTCTCGCCAAAGCGATCATCCAAGCGAACCTCGCCTTGAAGCCTAATCTTCATTTCGGCAACAGTGGCAGCAGGAACTCCTATTCGCTCGGAAGCCTCAGCAACATCATCGTCTGCTCCGAGCTTATAAACACACTTCTGCTGGGCCACCGTGGTTCCGACTTTCACCAAGCAGCGTTCGGCTGATGTGATGCGGATAAGTTCACCTCGAACAAAGATACCGACGAAGTAAGTGAGTTTACTCTTCCCAGGTGTATATTTATCAATAGCCCTCACCAGCCCGCACATTGCGGCGGATGTTAGATCTTCAATAGGTACCCCGCTGCACTCAAATTCTCTGGCGATCTTCATCGCAATTCTCATATTGGCGCATACAAGTTTATCTCTTGCAGAAGTGTCACCTGCAAGCATGGCCTCCACAAGGTTAGCCTCTTGGGTTTTGGTGAGCAAGGGGTGGCGACGCATGTCACCGATCATGTATGCTAAGACTGACTTGGTGTATTTCATCTCACACCTCCCACATTTTATTTGCATCAACAGTGGTGCCAAATTCCACCATACCAACAGCGTCGAGATACGCTTGATGGGCTTGAATTTCTGTTGGGAAATATCCGAGATGCTTGTTCTTTCCGTTGATTTGAATCTGTGCTCTCCACTTCTGCTCACGCTTGCAGAACGTACAGCCGCATAGGCGTCCTTCGCGATGTTTGGTTTGGTTCTGCTGATTCTCTCTGTGAGTTACAAGTTCGAGATTGCCAATGTGGTTGTCAATTTTGTTTCCATTGGTGTGATCTATTTCCATGTCTGTGGAGATGTCAACTTTATGGACTAAGGAGTAAATGATTCGATGGGCCCTGAGCATCTTACCTCTGAAGCTCACGCACACATAGCCGTTGTGGTTGGCTTTGCTGATGTCCACCATTTTCCATTGCCCGCTTCTCCCGTCTATCCTGAACAGCTTACCGTCCTCATATCTAAAGGTTGCGTCTAACTCTGCGTAACTTGGTTCGTTCTTCATCGGCATATCCTCGCACTTGGTGTGGCCTCATCTCCTATACCCTATATCGGATGAGATTACCTACTCTTTAATCTATTGTAGCATGTGCTGGGGGACTTGTCAAGCTATTTGTTGGGAAAGATTTTTCTTTGAGCCCATTTGAAGGTCCCAAGCAGTCGTCGCACCCGCCGAGGTTCTCCCCATCCCTCAATGCTGTGGAAGGCTGTGAGTAGCTGATCAGCCGGGATATTCCTGTGGACAGCCCATACGCATGCTTTCACTTCTAAATCATTGAAGGTGCCGGAGGAATAGCCGCTCGCATGAGAGTCGATATACGACTGGGCATTCGCCGTGCAGCTCATCTGAGGGCTTTGCGCTTCGCTTGAAGGGAATCTTGTTGGCGACTCTTCTGAAGTTGCCCATGGGTTTACAAGAACTGTCCATCGTCTACTTCTCCTACCTCGTTGATAATCTGGGTCAGCGCACTCAATGAAGCCCTTCTTGCACAACGCTTCGAGTATCTGATAATAGTGACTGTGAATGATTCCTAAGGTCTTGCAGGCAAGCGTGTGGCTCAGCCACTGGCCCTCTCCCTCTTGATTGCGCACATGGCATAAGAGCCAAAGAAGTTGTGTTTGCCTGAGTGTGAGGCCTGCTGATGCTGCCTCTGTTGGAAGATTGGCGGTCAGGCTTTCAATCATGGCCTCTGCTTGAAGTGAGGCCGCCGGCTCTGCAAAGTCTGAAGTCTGTGCAGCCGCGACGGGTGCCCGCTCGCTCTTGCTGATTGACCGCCAGCCTTCCTGAAGTTGCGCCGTGAGATCGGGCGACACAAATTCGACTCTCTCCATGGCGGCCAGAAAGCTGGGGGTGCAGAAACAGCGCCCGATGCCGCGAAGGTCCAGATGCTCCTCAGGGAATCCGAGCTCATAGGCCAAAATTCTCGCCAACTCCAGAGGCTCAACCCACACGGAATTGCCGGTGTCAACCTTGAAACGGCCCCCATCAGCAGATACCTCCCCACGAGCGATACCAAAGCCACAGTGAGCTTTTGTTAGTCCGCTGGCACTGGTGGTCAAAAAGATTGGTAAGAGCCCGTTGTGGGCCTTGTAGTCGATGACGGCTTGCCTGAGCGCCTCTGCGGCTTCAGGTTGGTCAACGTCGAGGGTAACTATGGTTGCAAGGGTATTGCCAGACTTTCGGATCCACCCGTCAAAGAGCGGTAAGTCAAGCTTCTCGGCATAGGGGGCATCTACATGGTATGTCGCACTCTTGAACCTTCCATGGGTAGAGCCGAGCAACAGCTTGACATAGCCATAGAGTTCACTGTAGGTGATGGTCTGCGCTTGGTTGGCTCTCATAACATTCCTCCTGAGGAAAGTATAATCGGCTTGAGGTCGGTGTCAAGGGGGCATTTGAATGATACATATCTTCGATCGTTCCATATTAGAATCATTGAAGAATATCCAGAAGCCCAAGTAAGTCTACATACAGATCCAGTCTCTCCCCCCACAGTTGATAATATGCCCTCCGCTGATAGTAGCGAGAATCTGCCTCATCTTACCTGAAACCTCGCTGATGGTAGCGAAGCTTGTAAGTGGGATGAGGCATATTACCAATAGGCTAATATAAGCCTAAGATAAGGAGACTCCATGCATTTCAGAACTTCCACCGGCTACTTTACAGCCAAGCCTATCGAGTGTGATCAGTTTGCGCACTCAGATGCGCCACTCACTCACCCCAATCAGCTATACCCAAGCGGCAAGCCTCTTCAGGTGCCTACGCACACAATCAATGGGCTGCCGGTTCAAATCTTCGGACCTGAAGGTCAGATCCCAACTTGGGAAGGCCACACCGGCTGGCAGTCCCGCACTGTGGCTCAGAAGCAGTCAAGGCGCTGGGTGTCTTCGGGTGTTCACTGGCACGCCCATAGCAAACGCTGGCAGGTTAGAATAGCTGTCAACACACTCTCTGTGTGCGGCGGGTATTACGCTACACTAATCGAAGCTGAGAACATGGCAAACATGCTCAGACCTGCGCACGGTCTGCGTATGTTGCTGAAACCTAAAGGCGATGAGGTGCCTGTTGTCGGATCTCCTCAGTGGTGTCAAGAGAACTTCATTCTCGATGAGCATGGGACTCTCTACAGGATTCGCATTAACGGAACACTTCTCCGCACACGCCTAACATCTAGGACACCTAATGTAAGAGAGATTGATGCTCTGTTACATGCAGCTGAGATAAGGGCAGTGCTTCAAGGAACCCTCGATAAGGCGAGAGTTTATGGCTCAGTAGACGCTTATGGTGTTCGGCTTGGGGCAAGACTTTCTGACATGGGACTCGACTGTGGCGATGAGGCAGCAACATTCGGAACTCTTCCAGTGGGTGTAGCTATCGGGAAAGTAGAGGTATGCCATGCTTGATGCAAGAGTGAAAGCCTTCATCACGATGGCAAACACGCGCAAGGCTCGCAACGGTGGCGGGAAGATGGGTAGCATCGCAGCGTCCTGTGGGTTCAAGTCTGTCGATGACTTGGCGAGCTTTCTGGCAAGCAGTCCGCTTGATGCAGCTGCTGTCAAAGGTGCAGGCATAGACATTACAGCGAGCGCCTATATCGGGCACCGCAACACCAAGGAAGTCACCGGAAGGGATTGCTCAATTCCACAGTCAGATGAGCCAGAGGAAACCTTTGGTGGTATTGCCGAGAAGGAAATACTGGCTGTGGAGAACATGCTGAAGCTTGGGGCACCATTTCGCACGGCAGCGGCAAGGGTGGGCTTAAGAGAGGCAACCCTACGCAAGGCATGTCTTGAGAGTGAAGCCCTTACCAAGAGGCTCCTAATCGCAGAGGCTACCTTCTCCGAGACCTTCTTCACAGAATTGAAAGTTGCAATGAATGTGGCGGCGGCAGATGGATCGCTCAAACCTTTCCTCGATGCGGCAGCGGCTAAGTTTCCTGAGGCATATGGTCAGGTGATGGCACAACAAGTGCCTGACGCAGCCAAGTCAAGGCGACTCTCAAGCGTTGATGATGGGGTGAAGGATGCGGAGATGGTAGCAAGACCTCAACTGGTCATCTCAGCTGAAGAGGAGTGAGCCAATGGAATACAAGCTCAATAAGGCTCAGATGAAGTTCATGCGTGCCACGGCAAAAGAAGTGGCAATCGTATCAGGCTTAGGTGGCGGCAAGTCATTTGCATTACAGATGTGGTGCCTATCTCAGTGCTTAACCTACCCAGACGCTCTCCATTGCTATGTGAGCCTCAGCTATCGCAACATGAAAGACTCAAGTATTCCTGAGTTCACGGCACGCTTAGAGGAGTGCGAGATTCCGTTTGAATACTTAGCAAGTGAGTCAGCCTTCATTATCAATGGTAAGACCAAGGTCATATTCCGCTCACAAGACGCTGCAGACAAACTTCGTAGCGTGGAGATTGGATCTCTCGCTGCTGACGAGTTGGCATATTGGAAAAAGGCCAGTTATTTCACGACCTTAGGAAGATTACGAGACAAATCAGGTAGTTGCCAGGCTCGTAGTGCTACAACACCTAAGGGAAAAAATTGGTTTTACAAGCACTTTGTTGGCAAGGCTTCTGATAACAGGCAAATAATTCGCACCTCCACATATGACAACAAGCACCTGCAAGAGGATTACATCCAACTGCTAAAGGACTCATATGACTCACACCTATTGAGGCAAGAGCTTGAGGGCGAGTTTGCCAGCACAGATGATGCAAGAACTTACTACATGTATAGCAGCAACTGCCTAGACCTTACTGCAATCGACACAAGACTCCCTGTAGTAGTGGGAATGGATTTCAACGTCAACCCCATGAGTGCTGTTATCCTCCAACGACAAGGTGACACAATATATGCCTTGGCTGAGCTTTACCTGCGAAACAGTAACACGCACGCTATGGCCGTAGAACTCAGGGCTTTGCTGAGGAAGCTTGGGCATAATGCTCAGGTGAGTGTCATCCCGGACTCTACAGGGGCCAACAGACACACATCCTCAACCCGCACCGACCATGACATCCTTCGAGAGGCAGGTTTTCATGTGCCACCATTCCGCAACCCTCGGCGCAAGGACAGGTTCAACCATGTGAACAACCTGCTTGACAAGGGGCTCTTCAAGGTAAGTGCTCTCTGTGCCAACTTAATCACAGACTTTGAGAGCTTTGCTGACGATGAAGAGGTGAGCGGGCTTGGGCATATCTCAGATGCCTGCGGGTATGCGTTGTGCCACATGGAAAGCTTAGTCAAGAGGGCAGATCTAGGAAAGGCCCGCCAGCTTTGAGCCCCAAAGGGGCCTCGCGCCCTGCCATCTCCCGGCAGGCTACGAGGCATATTATCTCAGAACATCCACACCATGGAGAACCTATGGACACCAAAGATATTGCAGAGTTTATCAAGAGCCACCAAGCCTACCTCAAAACTGCCGAGGACCTTTACAGAATCTACAATCAAGAGATGATGCCATTCCTCGCAGAAGCTCTCAATGCCTCTCTGAGCCCTTCAGGAGCCCGTGAAGCCCTGAGTAGAGCCTGTCCAGTCAACCTATTCCCAAAGGTGGTGAACAAGGTCTCTGGGGTCTACGATGAGCAGCCACAGCGCGATGACACAGAACTTGCGGCCTTCCTCGACTTGGACAATGTGATGAGTCTTGCCAATCGCTATCTGAACATCCACCGTATTGTCGCTGTTGAGCCTGTGTGGGCTGCTGGAAACAAGGTCTCATTCCTTCGTGTACTTCCTGCCAACAAATTCTTGGTGATGGATGATGGTACAACTGATGCCAACATTGTGGCCTTTATCAAGGTGCTCACACCTAAGACGTTCATGGTATACACCAAAGAGCAATATATTACTATGGACTTGGAAGGCAGTGTAACGCAAGTTGAGCCTAATCTGCATGGTATTATCCCTGTGACAATCATCAAGCGCGACGTGACTACAGCTATGCCTACTGAGGACTTAGACACAAAAAGCATGTGCATGTTGATGCCATTGCTTCTGAGTGACCTCAACTATGCTATGAAGTTCCAGTGCTTCTCCATCATATATTCAGTTGACGTTGACACTTCTGAGATGGTGATTGCTCCCAATGCAGTGTGGCCCTTGCGCAGTGTTGACACAGGTGTTGACGAGAAGAAGAACCCAATGGTAGGCACCATCACTCCAACCGTGGATGCAGAGAAGCTTCTCAATGTGCTCTTCACGCAATATCGGCTATGGCTTGAATCACGCTCCATCAAGGTGGCTACACTAAGCGGTGGGGATAGTCTGAGCGGCATTGCTAAGGCTATCGACCAAGCAGATACTGTCAAGGACATCAAGTATCAACGTGGACTATTCACCAAGGCTGAAGCAGACCTGTCGGAAATAATCACACAGGTTGGAGGCTATCAGGTCTCACTCAAGCCGGTGTTCCCCAAGCAAGTCATTCTGCAAGAGACGCCCAAGGAAGTGGTTGAACGTGTGGTGCTTGAGATGGATAACGGACTTACCACAAGAGAGCAAGGCATCAGAACTGTACATCCTGACTACACTGAGGATGAGGTGCAGGCAACTATGGTGAGCGAGGTGAATGACCTGAGCAACAAGATTGAATCCAAAGAACCTCAGGATGTGGAGGATAGTGATGGCCTACGAAACTGAGATGTCACTGATTATCAAGGTGAAGCCTAACGCAAAGGTGAAGATGAAGTCAGCAGATCTTGAGGCTATCGCAGCGCAAGCGATCCGCGTCATTGAGCGGAGAACTGCGGCAGGCACAGACAAAGACGGCAACGCATTCAAGGGCTACTCGCAGGATTACATCAACTCTGATGAGTTTGCTGCTGCTGGAAAGTCTGCTGGCAACGTGAACTTGCGCCTAATGGGTGAGATGATGACCAGCTTAGATGTGCTCAAGGCTTCTAGTGGCAGGGCCATTATTGGCTTTGAGGATGATGAGCAGCGGGCTAAAGCACATGGGCACTGCACGGGGGCCGACGGAAGGTTGCCTATCAGAAATTTCATGGGCCTCAGTAGGGAAGAATTGGGTGTGGCGGTCAGGCGGTCAGGTGTGGCCCGTTCCATTGAGGCAGCTGATGCCATAGTGGACTCACTGGAGGTGGTGTGAGATGGCAATAGTAGCCGCAGGAATCACGCCAATAAATCCACTGGCCGCGCTTGGCGACTTCATTGAGGACCTCAAAGCTGCCATACTTCTGAACCCTAAGTTACTGGACAAAATAGGGGCTGACCTCGTAACGCGAATAAGAGCCCGTGTAAGGCTTGGTTACGGCAGTGACCGGACCGGCGGTGCCAAACAGAAGTTCAAGCCTCTGGCAGGCTCGACAATCGCAAACAGAGACTACATGCGCAGGATGGGGACGTTGGCCCACTACTCGCGCCCAAACAGGTCACACCTCACAGCTACCGGCAAGATGATGGACTCACTTACACATAGGCAAGACTCTGATAAGGGAGGGCTTACCATATTGTTCAGCTCTACCAAGGAGAGAGACAAGGCCACATGGAACACTAATCTGGGCAGGCCCTTCATGTTCCTCACCAAGATTGAGATAACGGCTATGAGAAGGATGATTGAGGATGAGCTGGCTGATGCTGTAGGGGAAGGTCTAAGGGGACTCGACTGAGGAACACTCGATGGGTTTGGAAAGATACATATCTTCGATCGTTCTACAATGTATAGCTTATACCCAGACCCACCTCCCATAAAAATAACTGAGGCTCAGTCACCCACACAAGCTCGCCCTCCACCTCGCCTGCTGACCGCCACCACTCACATGGACCCCATTCCCGCCGAGGGCATGGTCAGAATGTGCATACCCGCGAAGCGCGGAGTCATCTCAGCATCCAAAAATGGATTCTGGGTGGTGAGATGGGTAGCCGAAAGGCTTACCGGGCTTAGCGGCCGATTCCAAGCTTGCGAACCCAAACCCTCCCCTCTACGGCGGTCACGAACGGACAGGTCAAGCAGAACATTCACCCTTGAAGCCCCCTCTGGCATTATGCTGGCGGGGGTTTCCTCGTTGTGCTGGGCATATTATCCCTGAAGCTATATCCATGGGATTATGGATAGCATGGGAGACCGTATGAGCAATGACATCAATTTGAAGATCCGCGTGGTCAATGCCGCAAGTAAGCCGCTTGATGATGTTGGTGAGTCAGCAAAGAAAGCCAGCACAAACCTGAAGGGGGCTGGGACAAGTGCCTCAGGATTGACGGCGGCATTTGCCAAGGGTGGTATAATCGCAGAAGCCGCGAGCAAAGCATTTGACCTTGTGGTAGATGCTGCCAAGGCAGTAGGGGCAGCACTGATCGCAAGTGCAAAGGACGCCATCGCGTTTGAAAAAGCATTGGCAGGCATCAAGACGATTGCAGGCGATGCCGACATGGGTAAGCTACGCCAAGAACTACTTGACCTCAGCAGCGCCTTTGGTTTCGATGAATTGAGCACAGCTAAGGCCCAGTATGACCTGCTGTCGGCTGGAATCACAAATGCTGCAGACGCTTCCAAAGTTTTGGCTGCATCAGCAGAGCTTGCCACGGCAGGTATGGATGAGCTTGACAGCGCCTCAAAGACGGTTGCCACAGCAATCAATGCCTTCTCGCTTGGGGCAGATGACGCAGCACACATAACAGATGTGCTTGCCAAGACTACTCAGTTTGGTGTGCTAACCCTCAATGAGCTGGGACAGGCATTCGGGCAGGTGGCCCCAATCGCAGCCGGTGCTGGCGTGAAGCTTGAGGAAACAAGTGCAGCCTTGGCAGCAATTACCCTATCAGGAAAGAATGCAGCAGAATCTGCCACAGGGCTGAAGTCACTTCTCAGCTCCCTACTCAAGCCCAGTGCTGACCTCGAAGCAGCCTTCAAGAAGGTGTCCAAGGAATCAGTAGCTATGTCCGTACAAAATAAAGGACTGGCTGAGACACTGACACTTGTCAACAAGGCAGCAGGCGGAACATCCGAGGGCTGGCTCAAGCTGACAGGATCCACAGAAGCTGCCTCAGCTGGTATGACCCTCGCAGTTAGCAAAGGGAAAGAGCTGGTTGACTTCACCAATAAGATGAACGACTCTTCAAAGAAGGCCGGTGATGCTGTAAAAGAAATGGGTAGCATCATCAAGAATACTGCAGACTTTCAACTCAAGGCAGCTGCGCAGTCCATGAAGAATGTGGGTATCCTGTTTGGGAGCTCCTTTGAGCCTGCTGCTGCTGCTGCTGGGAAAGTGCTTAGCGGAATTACAGGAAGCGTCAACACTTGGGTGCAGAAAAACAAACCCCTATTTGACTCCATTGGTGAGTCTCTCTCTCGTGGAATTAAACTGGCTGCCATTCAGGTAGGTTCTGTGTTTGACAGCAAGGAGTTCCAAGAATCCATTGGACTTATGCAGACTGACATGGATAACCTTAACAAGAACATCGGAGCTTTCTTTGATGGGCTCAAGAAATACGAGATGGCGTTCTCTGGCAAGGGAGGCTTCTTTGGCGGGTTGCTTGGCACTGGTACTCTCGACACCGTGAAGGAAGGTCTGCAGAGTATTTCTGCTGCACTGCTCGGCGTTCAGAAGTCCATGGTTGACTTGGGCTCAAAGTCTGAGGCCACCTTCAAGGTGATTGGCGAGGCCCTGAGCGGGCTTAATACAATGCTTTCACTCTACATCAAGGGCGTAACCACCCTGACATCCTATTGGGTGATGCTGCACCGAACTGTGATTGACCTCGCTGCGGCTGTCAAGCAGCTGCTGACTGTGGATATTCTCGAAAGCCCAATGGCCAGAGGGCTGCGCGGATTGTACAAAACATTCCAAGACCTGCTTGGTATGGATATGCCAGACTACGTTAGCCCAGAAACAGCAGCAGAGCTTGAGAAATTAAGGCGAGCAATCAAGTCTCAGGTGGATGTCACCAATCTAGGAATCATGGCCTATGGCGAGCAGAAAACCGCCACTGAAGCTATCGCGGAATCCTACAAGAACATGACTGAGGCTGACAAGAAATATGAGATGCAGTGGGGGAAGTCTATCCCCAAAAGAATCAAGCTCTCTGGAGATCAGACTAAGGCTGCCAAGGAAGCTATTGAGGCCCAAGAGGAGCAAGAGGCTCAGCAGTATGCCAACAAGGAAGAGAGGCTTATTGACTATGCCCGCAACTGGGATGCGCACTCTCAAGGGCTCACATCGGTAGCACAGCAAACATATGCAGAACTCAGGAAGTATGACGATGAGTATGCTAAGTCTCAGGATAAAGAATTCCAAGACTTGGTAAGCCGACTTGAGGCTGAGCAAGAGGAGAAGCTTAAAGCCGCACGAGATGAGCTTGACAGGCAGCAGAAATTCTTGCAGGAAGGTATCGCTGTTCAAGAACAGATGCAAGCTGAGGCAGATGCAGCATGGGCAGCAAACGTCACAGCATTTGTGGACGCCATGAAGTCGGCTTGGGATATTTCCTCCGCTTATGCCATGGAAGCTTGGAGCACGACACTCGAAACAGTGCAAACACTCATGGGCGCATTTAGCGGGAAGCTGCTGGCTGATCTGGGGTCCACCCTGTCATCGTTCCTAACAAGTGCCAAGGGTGCGCTGGTAAGCCTGCGAGAGTCAACCAAGGCCCTTCAAGAAGGCAACCGCGATCCAGCAGATGTTGAGAAGCGGGATGAGGCGGTCAAAAAGCTAACCGAGACCGAGGCTAAGCGTCACGCTGATGTGCTAAAACAGATCGAAGAGGAGGCAACAGCACGGGCTAAGCTTGTGACTGAGATGTCTGCAGGGGCTCAGAAGGAAGACTTCGCGGCTTCACTGAAGGAACAGCTTGACAATATCGACGCAATAAAGAAAGAAGAGCTTGCGGCCATTTCTGCAATAACCGATGCCCGCGACGCCAAGCGCAAGAAAGACTTGGAGGCTTCACTCAAGGCTATCGAGAAGGAGAGAGATGCTGCACTCGATGCTAATAAATCTAGTGGACTTTCCAAGCCACAGCTTGACTATATCGGCAAGTCCGACTCAGAAGTGCAAGAGCCCATACTGGCAAAGATTCGCGAGGAGTTTGCAGCAAAGCTTGAGGCTCAGAGAGACCTTGCAGAACAAGCTGCCAAGGAGAGTGCCCAGAAGGAGAAGGCTGAAACCGAGGCGCTGACCGCCAGTCTTCAGGAGAGGGCCGAATTTGCCAGCAAACTATCTGAGGAATTAGCCACACAGGACAAAGCCACAGCTGACCAACGCTTGAAGGATGACCTTGCAGCAATTGAGACAACCAAGAAAGCGGCTATTGATGCGGCCAATAAAGTGAATGAGGTTCGCTCCAAGGATGTGAGTAACTTCGCAGAGACCCCAGTAGCCGAGAAGAACATGTTCAAGGAGTTGGCGCAGGAGGCCAGAAACTTTACATCTGAGCTCACCAAGGCAACAGGCGTGTGGTTCAAGGACCTCGCCATGGGGGCTGACGATATTGTCGCAGCCTTGACTGATGGAGTGATGGATGTAATCAAAATGCTCAATAGCGAGGCATTCGGTCCTGACTTCATGGACAAGCTGGCCAAGGCAGCTGGGACCCTTATCAACAACTTTGCAGCCCTGCTTCCAAAACTCATTGATAGTGTGCTAAAGCTGCTGCCTAAGATTATCCAGTCGCTGGCCGCACAACTACCTCTCATCATTGGAACACTTCTCGACGCACTTATCAACGTAATAAGAACGCTTGGACCTACCATTATCCAAACATTTGCTAACATCGTTGTAGCTATTATCCAGCGTTTACCTGAGTTGCTTGATGCTATTTTAGAGATGGTGCCTTTCATTATAGCTGAGATTCCCAAGATAATCACGGCTCTTATGGAAGCAATTCCGGGGTTGATTGAGTCTGTAGTAGCCAACCTGCCTGCAATAATTGACTCGCTCATCCTGGCTATTCCGCAGATAATTGAGGCTATAATCTCCAACATACCTGAGATTATCTTCGCCATTATTGAAGCACTTCCCGAGATATGGACAAGCTTGGCTAAGGGTGTAGTAGGCATCCTTGTCGGGGCGGTCAAGGCTGTTGCTGAAGGACTGGCAAAGTTCTATACCAAGATTGGCCAGTATATCTGGGATGGATTGAAGACCGCATTTGAGGGGGTAGGCAACTTCTTCAAGAACATCGGCGGAAAAATCTTTGGCGGTATCTGGGACGGCATGAAGTGGATGTGGGAACAACTCAAAGGATTCGGCGGCAGAATCTTCAAAGGGCTGTGGGATGGAATTTCCGGTGTGTGGGATGACTTCGTGAACTTAGGTAAGAACATCTTTGTAGGTTTCTGGAATGCTATGCAAGGCGCGGTCTATGGAATTGGCGATGCCATTGCAAGTGTGTTCGGCTGGTCTGAAGGCGGTGTGGTTCCCGGAACTGCCAAGGTTCCCGGTAACAGCAAGGCCAATGACACAGTGAGGGCCATGCTAAGCCCCGGAGAGATTGTCATTCCAAGGAGTGCCCTGAACGGCGGCCTCGAAGGAGCTGTGGCATTCTTGGCAGATTCCATGGGTGCCACTACCAAAGCAACGGTAGCCTCAGCCACACCGGCTAAGAATGCAGGGTTTGACCTGTCTGGGCTGATGGCTGCAATAGGCGGGCAGGACATAGTGATTCAAGTGGACGGTAGGGAAGTGGCCCGCGCCGTAAGGGGAGAAGTGCAGCGAGGCTTCAGACTGGCCTAAGTCTCCGAAGGAGACCTGAAGGCCCACGGAGTGGGCTAAGCAGGTCGGGGCTGGGCATATTATCTCAGAACTCAAAGCCTTCTATGGGAGAACAGTATGCTCAGTTCGATTGACCTTGCTGACAACACGCCAGCGCCATCAGGCGGAGGAGGTGGTATTGATACCACATACCAGCCGCGCCATAACCGTTACGAGATTATTTCCACACCGGCAAGCACCGGCACTCTCACACTTGCGGAAGGTGTTTCCATCTGTGATGGATATGAGGCATATGCAGAGGTGTATGAGTACAGTGCCCAGTTCGGTATCATGGGACCGCTCATCGCAACAAACGACCCATTCCCGATACTTTACAGCATTCCTGTGAATCCTGCAACGGGTGAGTGGACAATAATTGACCCCATCAGCGGGCAACCGGCCACACCATTGACATCATTCGCAATCGTTTACAAGTGTAAGATTCCTCTCGCAGACTGGGATGAATCAGCACCACTCTATCGCTAAGGAGCAATAACATGCAAGCTTATCTGAACCAAACTTTGATTCCAGTATCCACCTTATCCCCCGCCGGTTTGACCTCTGGGGCTATTCCAATGACCAACTTTTCCAGAATGGGTATCCAAGTTATCTGGAGTGGGCTGCAAGCAGTTGATGCCGTCGCAGCTTCTGGCGTTCTGACCATCGGGGCTGGTGAAGTTACAATCACAGCCGTAGAAGCTGGCACAGCAGGTAACTCAATTCTTGTCTCACTCACCGGCGAGGGTATTGCTGGATCTGAGACTGTGCTGGTTGTCGGTAACGCAATCGGTGTGGCTATTGAGAATGGAGAGACTACGGCAGCTCAGCTTGTCGCAGCACTTGAAGCTTCCCCCGAAGCTATGGCCCTGATTAGCGTTTCCGTGACCACTGCTGGTGCTATGGCTACCCCAGACAGTGTTACCCTCTCAGGAGGAACAGCAGGCACAGTGGCAGCCACAGTGCGCTTTGAGGTTAGCAACAACGGGACTGACTGGGACTTGGCAATGACTGACCTGCCTGTTGCAGTGGCAGCTGGAAACTTGACCATAGGTGTAGAGGACATTGTGTTCACATACTCGCGACTCTCTGTAGCTTCTACCACTACGGTGGGCACAGTAGCAGCGTTGGCAAGCTTCCGCATTTAATTCACACAGCAAGCGGGAGGGCCTATGATAACACGACTTGATTTAGCAACCAGCGGGGAAGGTGGGGGAAGCACAGACTTAGGCCCACTCACAGCTCGCGTTGAAACTTTGGAGACAAGGTATGCACGGATTACCAGGTTTGAGACAGTTGGTACAAACACA